CTGGGGATTAAAACAAGAGGATTTGTTGTTTCTATCTAATAAAAAGGCTACTTTTTGAGTAGTCTTTTTCTTATTTGAGCATAATTAAGCTGGTTTCGTACTTTGTAGCAACAGCAAATAAATTTTACATATTAATAGATAAACTTATCTTGTAGAAAATCAGTAAAGAAAGAAGGGAAAATATGAGACTTTTTAAAGAAGAACAGGTTAAAGAGATTTTTAATGATGCAACAATTATAACAACCAAAAAGTATTTTTATTATGTGTCTAATGAAGAGAGAATGGCGCATAAAATAAAAATGGCGATACAAGGGTTTTCTGACTCTGGACAAAATGTAAAAACGATAAAGGACTCCTCTATAGTTCCAGCAGGATATATGCATGATTCAATGGGTTATGTGTATTATGGATGTTATACAAAACAGGAAACGGTTAGAAAAGACAGTATATTATAACTTGTGGAAAAGGAACCAATAACAAATACTTTTCTTATAAAAATTCTTATTTTTTTTGTTATGACATAATAAAGATGTGGACAGGAGATCTTCTCCTTATTTTGAAATAAAAACGGCTATGTGGCTTTGCCGGAACCACGGGAATAGAAATCTCAAATCCGGCATTATACTCCTGTCTTCATTTCTCTCGCTATAACCCCAACATATGCTATGCTGGGATTTTTGTATAAAAAGAAATAGAAAATGATATTTCATATTAAATATGTCAACAAAAAGTCCAAATCAAGGAGGAATACATTATGACGAAAAAGATTATTAACAATCGCATGTATAACACGGAAACCGCAAAACAACTGGGATATTGGAGTAATGGATATACTCCCTCTGATTTCTATTTTGCTGAAGAAACCTTGTATCAGAAAAAGACCGGGGAATATTTTTTGGTTGGACATGGCGGACCAATGAGTTCCTACGCGGAATCCTGTGCAGGACAAAGTTGCAGTGGTACAATTTTTAATCCGTTTACCGAAGAAGACGCTAAAAAATGGGCAATGGATCGTTTAGATGCAGATGCTTATATTGCCTTGTTTGGTGAAGTCGAAGAATAATCTAAATCATAACAAAAAAGGCTGCCGTATGGTAGTCTTTTTTTCTTACAAAAATTCTTTTTAATTGCAATCTGGCATAATAAGAGTGTGGACAGGAGCCTTTCTTCCTTGTTTTTGAAAAAATTACGGTATGTGATCCTGCCAGAACCACGGGAGTAGAAATCCCAAATCTGGCAACAACCTCCTGTCCTATATTTGATAACATCCCGGTATAAGCCGGGATTTTTTATTGCCAAAAAACGTCATTACGAATCAGGTATTACAGAATTCGATTCTTTTTGTACAACGCCAAAAACTTATTATAAATATCCTGCCATATTAAAATTGTAACAATTTTCAAAACAAAGGAGGAATTAATATGGCAAAGAAAATTTGTAAAGAAAAAGAATGTGAGGCTTGTGGAGCATGGTTTACACCCAGCCGCAGTAACGTGAAATATTGCCCGAACTGCAGAACACACTCTGATCAGATTGTAAGGCAGATGGAACGCAATACACAACGCAATATCGACCGGTATGGCTATGGACAAAAAAACAAAAAGATCCAAAATGTCTGCAAAGAATGCGGAAAAATCTTTATTTCATATCTTCAACCTAAAGACTTTTGTAGCAAAAGATGTGGAGATACCTATCTTGTAAAACATACATCCTGTGCATACTGTAAAAAGCCAATGACTATGGATGATGATGTTCACGATGTTAAATACGGTACTTGGCTTTGTTCCGATACATGTAAAGAAAAGTGGGCATGGGTGATCGCTAGAAAAAATGGAACGGTACATACTTGTCCAAATTGTGGTAAAGAATTTATCAAAAAAGGAACCTACTGTAGTCAGGGATGTTACCAGGAATTCATGAGAAAAAAGAAAGCAGAAGCCGAAAGAAGAAAAGCTGCCGGCTTAAAGCTTTGTCCTGTATGTGGGAAAGAGTTTTCTGGAAACGAAATATGCTGTTCTCCGGAATGTCTGCAAAAAAAGAAAGAGACAGAACCTCATGCTATGCGTAAGTGCAGTACTTGCAGTAAAGTATTCAGCTGTCCCGTGAGTAATATGTTTTCCACAGAGTATTCTTTTTGTTCTTTGGAATGCGAAAAGAAATTTCCTGATATCATCGCTAGAAAAGAAAAATTAAAGAAAGAAAAGCAAAAAAAACAGGCAGAGGAAAAATTGCAAAAGTATATCCAAAAAAATGGGTTATGCAGTATCTGTAAGACCTCTTATGTAGACTGCGAACGTATGCAATCGAATTTTCGATGTTACCCCAAAGGAAGTTCCTGCAAAGGGAATTTGGTCATAAAATGTCCGAAGTTTACAAAGTAGAGAGGAGAAAAATATGGTTTATCAATTAGAATCACCGGATATTAATACCGTTATTAACTATTGTAAAGACCTTTGTGCAAATGACAAGATAGAAGTTTATGATTTCGGAGGAAAGAAAGATCTTGTTTTGCACATATACAAAGATGAAGATTTTGACCAGAAAACAAAAGCATATAACTTGGTAACAATTTCTACATTTAGAAATGGAAAAGCAGTGGATAATACAGGAGATATCCATGTTTCCGAGTTAGATGCTGAATTGGAACGAATCAATTCTTACGAAGACTTTGGAATTTTATAAAGGAGAGAATTTACCTTATGGATAAAAAAAGTGAAGAATATTTACGCCAATATATCAAATTAACAGACAATCTTAAACAAAAAATAGAAGCTCACGCAGCCAGATACCATATCAAAGCAGAAATTTGTGCTTGGTATTCGGACTGGGAAGACTTTTGTTCAGACTGGTGTGATATCTGTGGGTATTCCCGTACTGAAGGCAGAAAATTATATCATGGCGGTATCGGAGAATTTATGAAGTTGCCAGAAGGAAATGGTATTGTACGATTTGCTATATAGTCATCATAGAACATTAAAAAAGGAGAAAATATCATGACTGTCAAAACTTTAATAGAAAAATTAAGTCATTACAACAAAGATGCTATCGTTCGTTTACATCACAGGGAAGGCGAAGAGCTTTTGTTTGCTTTAACTTTCCGAAATGATGACACAACCGTTGTTTTAGAAACAGAAAATGACAATGATATGAGAGAAGAGATCCAAGCTAGATTTGATGCAGCACTTGAAGATGGAAAAGATGAGCTGGATGTCTATTCTGAAATGCTGGAAACCGGAATTGATATAAAGATGGTGAGAAAGTATTTAGGAGATGATGCAGCAGATCATATGAAAGATTTTTGCAAAGAGCATGGATTAATCTGAGCATCTAAGAACATTCATTGCTCCCTAGTCGTATCTGGCTAGGGAGCTGAATCTGCATTTTGAAGATAAGGCTTCTTAAACAAAGGGAGAATAATAATATGAATACATACGGAACCAGTGCAATATGTCCCTGTTGTGGAAAAACATTATACACAAGCAATATACCGAAATATAGCTTCGTTTGTAAAGAATGTAACAAAAACTTTTATACTAAGGAAGTAAAAGATACTTTCGCTGAGTATTGGGATGAAGTTACTGAAAGCACAAAGCAACTTTGGGAAATCAATATTCCTGTAGCAAAAGAAAATCAAGAAAAGATGGTATTTGAATGGAAAGAATTAGCAAAAAAATATCATTGCGATTTTCTTGGCTTCGATATGATATGTAATCGCGTTGAGATAGATATAGGCTGGGAAAATGGTTTTCCAGAGTGTGATGTTTTGAATCAGATTATAAAAGATATTGAAAAACAAAGAGGAGAAAGCTAAAAATGGCTATTATATTTAATTCAAAAGAATGTGGCATTACAAAAGAAGAGATGAAGCTTTTGTATAGACATAATTTAATAGAATGCAATGATTTTACATTCACTGTAGCTACAATCCCTAGTTGGGCTATGGAAGAGGCAAAAAATCTTATTGGAAAAGATTTTAAAGGGACTGGTTGGAATGACTCTTTAGTATCTGGAAGTAAAAAAGCAATCAAATTGAAAAATCAGTATGATCATCCAACATTATACGAAAAAACCATGAAATGTTTCACACAGGAAGGATAAGGTAGTAAACATGAATTTTATAAAAATCATTTGCAATTCATTTGAAGAAAGAGATTTTATTCACAAATAAGGGTGTATTGTGAATGAGAGAAAGTGCAAAGGTCGATATGAATGTTGGAAGTGCCCATTTGCAACTTGCAATATTTCATTTGAAGTCAAAGATAATAAGATGAAACGATGATTTTAAGAGAAGATGGGAAAAGATTTTATTATGCTAAAGACTTTAGTTAGACTATTTATTCAGTTCGTATAGAAATATCGGGCTAGAGATTAAAACGGACCAAAGGAGAAATATCATGGAAAACAAAGAAATGTATACCAAGCAGGAAGTAGTCGAATCGATTCTATTTTAAACGTAACAGATACTGTAATGGATCTGTGCAGAGACTACTGAAGGAGGATAGAAAAATATACAAAATTTTTCTATTTCTAGTAAAACAAAAGGAGAAAAACATATGAGATCAGTAAATGTTACATATAAAATATATGAATTTTCTGAATTATCAGAAGATGCAAAAGCCAAGGTGAAAAAATGGTATTTGGATAATTTCTATCAAAATGAAGAATTTTCAGATATATGCAAAGAAGACTTATCTCATCGCTTTCCTAAAAGCGATTTAAAAGTACAGTATTCTCTGTCGTACTGTCAAGGGGATGGTCTTAATGTTTATGGTACATTAAATTTAAAAGATGTACTATATAATTTATCCATTACCCCATTAACTTCTTTTAAGCCAGAAGATAGTTTTACAGAAAAAGAGAAAAGGACGCTTTGTTGCTATGCAAAAGAGTGTGGCTGGGAAATTACTTTACCTCAAAATCACCGTTATACTTATTGTATAGTTGATAGGATTGATTTTACAGAAGAATGGGAATATATTTTGACAGAAATTACTCCACCATTTAAAAATCTAAACAAAAAATTAATGAATAGGTTTCAGCAATATATTGTTGATCTATTTACCAAATTTTGTGCAGAACTTGAAGCTGCTGGCTATCATTTCTTTTATTCTATTGATGATGAAGCAATAAAAAATGTTTGTGATATAAATGAATGGATGTTTTTAGAAGATGGTACATTATTTTCAGCATAAGTTTTACAATTTGCCGCAAAAAAAGGCTGCCGAAAGGCGGTCTTTTTTCTTATAAAAATATGACATATTAATGGTGCAGACAACATGGTAATCAATTCTCAAAATGATATTTTTGTCTACAAACTGCGATTAACACTCGGAATTTTTGTTCTATAATATTATAAAAAAAATAAAAGGAGATATGTCATGAACCCCGAGCGACTTTGTCGGTCTGGGGCTTGGCAAGGCTTATAAAAAGAAAGCATTACAAAATCCTATGGTGAAAGATGAATATGATGCTTTACAGCCAGAATATGATGAGAAGCAGTTAACAATTAGCACTAGAGATCACTTCAACAACTAAGTTTTTCTTATAAAAATGTTTCTCTTCTAAAAAATGATATACATGAAATATCCGTTTTAGGAAGGAGGGCAGTTTTATAAGAAAACAAGGATTCTCCTAACCTCTAAATGAAATGTAGGTAGCGAGATGAATTGTATAGTTAACCTAGCGTCAGTAATGGGCGGAGAGAAAACGGTATCCCCTACTGACAAGAAGTAAGCACCGCCGGGTTTTGCTCGGCAATCAGCCTTCGCAAAGATACCGGCTGGGGATTAAAACAAAGAGAAAGCCGGAGGCAGCGATGCTTCCGGTTTTTGTTTTATAAAAAATATTTCTTAATTTTTGTCATATTAAGATTGCAACAATATTTCAAAAATAGGAGGAAGAACAATGAAAACATTGATTGAAAAATTTACAGAGACAGTACGTCTGACTGCGACAAATTTTTGTCTTACAGATGGACTTAACAGAGATGGTATTGATAGTATTTCTTTTACACAGCATAAACGGGGACTGGCAAGATATATTTACGGCAAATCATATTGTCTAGGAGGTTTAACGAAAAGCTCAAATCCTAAATTATATGCTATTGCTACTGATGAAATAGTGTATATTATTAATCTTGAATCTTTTGGTTTGGATGCAGTTAAAGATAAGGAAAAGCTTCCAATGAATACAATCACTTTGGAGGATTACAGAAGGACATGGATAAAAAGACAGGAAACTCTTTTAGATGGATATATGCTGGACCTGCGAGCAAATCAGCAAGGAGTTGAAATATCTGAAAGCCAATTGAAAAAATGTAAAGACCTTTCCAGGCATTACTTGTTATATAAGGTGCTGCCAGAAGACAAATTGTTAAATCCACTGGGATTCTTCGCTACATATAAGGATTGCGAAAACCACTTATGCGGTTATATTGATTTGGAAAAAGAAACGATAAAAAGATTAGAGGATACTTCTAGTGTCTTATGCTTCAAAATAATATGTGATATCTTGATTCAAATGTGTATGAAAGCGCATATTGGTGTAGAACCATGGGAGATGGCTTTATCTGGTGCTTTAAAAAAAGAGATGAGAAGTGTAGAAGTTTTCTTGGAGAGTGGCGGTAAAACAGTAAAAAGTTATATGCCGGTATTGTTCCTGTTGGAAAAATTGGATAAGAAAGAAGATTTCGATATCTTAGATTTTTTATCTGCCCCAAAAGGTAAAGATAGATTTTCTAAACTTCCGCTTACTGATATGAACGGTTTATCTGTTATAGATGGGTTATCATGCAAAGATATTGTTAAGGTATCCTATCGAGGAAAGACGATTTATGAAAAGCCAGAAGAACGATGTCGCTGCTGGACAAGAGGTTAATCTGGCATACTATCAGATTGTTTCAGTCTTTAAAGAAAAAAGTAAAAGATCAGTTCATCTGGTCTTTTTTTATGGAATCGAATTCTTTTTTGAAATCGTATAGTGCCTATCTTATCATATTAGAAGCGTAACGAAATTTCAAAATAGGAGGAATAAAAATGAAGACATTGATTGAACAATTTGTAACGCAGGTGTTAAGTTCTACAGAAAATTTTACCCTGACAGATGGAATACGCAATATAACTTGTACTCAGTTTAAAAGAGGGCAAGCTATATTTGTCTATGGAAATGTTTCTGGTTCTTATGAATTAAATTTAAATATATCTGCTGAGAAAGTAACTCTACGCTTATATGCTATCGTTAGAGAAGGGCAAATTTATTTTTATGATTTAAATTGTTTTGGAATCTATGCAGGAGAAGATAAGCAGAAACTTCCAAAAGATTGTATGACTTTGAAAGAGTATCAAGAATTGTGGAAAGAACGTCAAAGACAGCTTATAAAAGAATATCAAGAAGAATTTTTGGAAGGAAAACTTTTAAGGGAAAAGATTCAAGATATTCAGCTATCTGAAAAATCATCAAACAAATGCAAATGTGATGCTCGGCGGCATCTGTTACATAAGACATTTCCCGATGACCTTGCTATCTCCACAGATATTTCTATTAGCAAGCAGGATTGTGTTGATCATTTATGTGGATTTATTAATCTGGAAGAAAAAATCAAACAAAAACTGATAGATGAGAATAATGATTTGTCATTAAGATTAGCGAAAAATCTTGTTGTAAAAGACTATATGGAAAAACATATAAACGTGGAACCATGGGAGTTAGAATTGGTTGAAAATCTAAAAGATTCGATGAAAAGCGTAAAGATTACTTTTGAGTGTAATGGAAGGACAGTAGAAGGGCGTGTTCTTGTTGCGTCTTTGCTACTAAATTTAAACTGCGGATATGATTTCGATCTCTATGATTTTACAAGTATTTCAGAGGGGAAAAAGGTATTTTCTAAATTAAAGACTTTTTGTTTACCAGGAATGTCTAAGCTGTTTTGCAAAGATATTGTCCTGATAACTTACAATGGGAAAACTCTTTACAAAAGAGCAAAAAAATAAAGGAGAATATATATGAGTTATCATTTTAAAGATTCAGGATATCCTGGAGAAGATTATCTTATCGTAACAAAAAAAGGAAAAGAGGAAGGAAACCTTCCTGACGGCATTATCCTACTTGGAGGATTAATGTATTGCGATATGGATTTTCGAAACTGGATAAGAGAAGCGGAGCAAAATGGATATTACGTTTATCCAGCAAAACATTGCAATGATGAACATGAAGTTACTCATATTTCAGAGTTCGGTTTTGTAAACCGCTTTGGTTTTTTCATAACAAAAGAACCATTGTTTGTACATAGTCATGAGGATATCATGATCGGACAAGGCTGGTTTGTCAGGAAACATACTACTGATTTTATGGAAGCCTTACAGACTTTAGACGATAAGGAGAAAGCAGATGGAAGATAGAGAAAGTAAAGTGCAATCATTAGATGAATATTTAGGAGAAAGAGGACTTTCGTTTCCTGTATCCGATTTTATGTTGGACAAAACCCGCATCCCTCACGGTCTGACCAGCAGAGCGGAAAAAAGGATGCATAGAGAAGCAGATATTGCGAGAAATGATTATTCAAAAAGGCGCATAGCCGCAATTAATGAGTACAATGCTAAAGTTAAAAATGGGGAGATTAGGAAGCCAAATATAATTGAAACATCCCTTAAAACAGCTCATGGACATGAGGACAATCCTTCGGTTCAGGCGGCAAGGCGCATGTTGAAAAAAAGAGGAATTGACTGGAAAACGGGTAAAAAACTAAAAACATTAGAAGATGATTCTGCAAAATAACTATAGGAGTATTTATTATGAAAAAATTTCTCGATCGGCTAAAGGATAAGGGTTACAAAATTTCTGGAAGTAAAGCTTTTTTGCTTGGCGTAGAATTCACTATTTGCAGCGGATATATCCATACAGCAATAGGAAGACAGAAATCATATTGGCTGGAATTAAAAAAGGATTAGAGATGAAGACTACGATTTATTGTGTTATAATGAATTAAAACTCAAAAGAAAGGAACGTAATCAAATGGAAGATAAAAAGAATGCTGTTATCGTAGTTGACTTTGGGCAAAATACATTTGGCGGATATTTTATTAAATATTCAGATGGAAGTATAAGGTCTTTGTGTAAAGAACAGTTGATCGAAATATTAAATAATAAGCGTGAAGCGTAATTTCTCATCGAACAATCAATGTAAGAAAAAAGATCGGTTTAACCGGTCTTTTTTTCTTGCATGTATTTTTTCATATTATAAGGGAAATCGAACGCTCGAAATAATATAGGAGTAACGGGTTTGCTGCAGCACAAAATCTGGATTTTACTCTTATGGATCAAATGATTGCAATAAATAAAATTTATAATGAAGATTGTTTGGATGGAATGCAGAAAATAGATGATAAATCCATCAACCTTATCTGCACTGACCTTCCTTACGGCCAAACAGCAAGAAATAAGTGGGACTCTGTAATTCCATTTGAGCCACTATGGGAACAGTATGAACGTATCATTAAAGATAATGGGGCAATTATTCTGTTTGGCAATGGAATGTTCACTGCAGATCTTATGCAAAGTAACCGAAAGCTCTGGCGGTATAACATTATATGGGAAAAAACACAGCCTAGTGGACACCTTAATGCAAATAAGATGCCGCTCCGGAAACATGAAGATATCTGTGTTTTTTATAAAAAATTACCTACATATAATCCGCAAAAAACAAGCGGACATCCAAGAAAAGTAAGTAAAACAGAACATAAACGCAATAGCAAAAAATCAACGGATTACAGAGAGTATGACTTTGTATCCTATGACAGCACAGAGCGGTATCCTACATCTATCTGGAAGTTTCCAAAGGATACCCAAAAATCTGCGCTACATCCAACGCAAAAGCCCGTGGCACTCATTGAAGAAATCATCAAAACGTATACAAATCCTGGTGATTTAGTATTAGATTCTGCCGCTGGCAGTTGTACAACAGCTGTAGCAGCAATAAATACGGGACGAAATTATATCTGTTTTGAAAAAGATAAAGAATTTTACGAAATTGGATGTAAAAGAGTTTAACAACTAATTTTTTCTTATCAGGACCGTCTAAGGATGACGGCGAAAAGTTTACAAAAATTCTTTTTCTTTGCAATTTGACATAATAAAGATGCGGGCAGGAATTTTCCTCACTGTTTTGATAAAATACAATTGTCTAAAAATCATGTGTGGTTCTGTCAGAGCCACGGGATGCATCTCCTAAAAATCTGACAATTACTCCTGCCCTGACAGCCTTAGCTTACAGCTAAGGCTTTTTTTTGCATGGAATTCGATTCTTTTTTGAATTTAGATTTTATTTCTTGTTTCAGTGTGGCAGAGTGGTTAGATGATAACACAGATTATGCCTGGGGTATTTTTAAAAATGATGAATTGATTGGGTATTGTACGATAGGTATTGCCGATGATATGGATGCAATCGTTGAAAGCCATCCCGAACATACAGTTGATTCTCTTTGTATCAGCGATGTATACATTGAAAAAAGATATCGTCACAAGGGTTATGGAACACAACTTATTGCAGAGGTAATTCATGATCGATGGAAATTAGACGGCTGTAAAAATACAGTGTATTTATCTGTTCTTCATGATGAACTAACAAGTTTTTATAGTAAAATAGGATTTAAACCTTTAGATGAACCGGATGGTAATTTTTCCGGGGATATGGTTTTATCTATCAGTGATGGCAGAGTACCACGCCATAGGAGCGACTGCACCGCATGGGTATGGAGACTTCATACTATCTGCAGCTTTACCGGAAGAAGTGCTTACCTAGTGGATAAAAAAGGCTGTTATATATCACAGCCCGGAAAGACGTATAAACAATGACTGTTATCAAAACTGAAACGGTTACATTCCAATGGTAACTGGCTGATGGCATAAATGGCGATTCATCTCTCCGCCTGCAGAGACGGGAGACTTCTCGCTAATATAGATTAAACCATAAACACGTACCTTTACATAATGAAAATCTTTTTTATAAAAAACTTACATATTATGTGCACAGGATTAATCCCACTAATTATGTAATTATCAGTATACAAAAAAATATCCTGTTATTCTACTGACAATTACGTATATACCGCTATATAGCGGAGAAAGGAAAAAATATCATGAACATGAAAATGAAAAAAATAGCTGTAGGGGCATTTGCTGCAGCCATGGCTGCTACATCTTTATGCAGTTTCGGAGTAAATGCCAGCACAGTAAAATCTGCAAATAACAACGTTAGCAAATATACCGGCGCTAACTCATGGAGTACTCCATCAAACTGGCAAAACAAATATGGTTTCATCAACCCATTTGCTAAGAATATAACAAAAGCAAGCCTTGTAACTGGCGAAACTTCATATCTTTCTAACTCCTGGGTTAAATACACATGGAACGAAGTAGAAAATGCTACTGGTTATAGAGTACAGCTTGCTTCAGATATGAAGTTTACTGATATTGGTTATGATGAAATTGTAAAAGAATGCAAATATTCATCCGCTTGTGGCAAACTTCAACACGGTGCAATTTTTATGAGAGTAAAACCTATTTTCGGGGAGAATGAAGGAGTATGGGGCAACACAGTTTACTTTAAAGGAACTAGCTCAGCAAAAAGTCCTTATGGTACAATAAGAAATACCGCTGTTAAACCTAAAATCACACAGAATTGCGTGGAAAATAAAACAAGAAAGATTAATGTTGAATGGACTCCTGTAACAGGTGCTACGGGATACTTAGTTAAATATGGTGACTCAAATACAGGAGACGTTAAGCTTTGGCATAGTAAATATGTGTCAGGAAACAAATTCCAAATCAATAGCAAAGCTTATTCTCTGGCAGGTGCTTCTGTAGATTATATGCTTTACAATACTTATTACTTCCAGGTAGAGCCTGTTTTTGGCAACATGGATGGTATTGCTAGTGAGACAATTAATGCACCAAGTAATTATTAATATTATTTATACAGTGTATTCTCTTTCGGCCCCAGCTTAAATGCTGGGGATTTTTTTGCCTAAAAACAGAGATAAGAAAAAATATGTAAGAGTGCGGTAAGAATAAAAACTATTTCTTTCAGAATACAATTCTTTTATAACATTTTTGAGATACAAACTGGAGGAGCAGGGTAAGAAACTTGTGAAGGTGGTTAGATTTTTTGCAAGCAGCCAGACCTGTTCTGTTGTACATAACTATAACGAAAACTATGCTTTGTGGAAAGAATCCTATTCCATGCAA